CTGTACAATGTCGTCAAGTTCTGCCTGTGTAAACTTTTGCTCCGTTTCCGCTTTTTTGCCCGGCGCGTCCGGTTGAGTTTTAGTTTCGTCGGCTGACTTTTTGCTGTCCTTGTCTTGCCCTTCGTTATTAAGTTTCTTGTCTTCATCTGCCATTGTGTCCTCATTCCCGGTTGAACCCTGCCGGTCAGGTATTTGAGATTAAATTATTATATCACAAATATAGAAAGATTGTCAAAGTTAATCCAATTAATCTCCGATTAAATCTTTCAGACTTGCTTCACGTGTCATCTCGCCATATACTTCATCCTGATAGGTTTTAGTCATGTCGCCAATACTGATTTTGCCATCTTTCCAAGCCTCATATTTGCTATGTCCCATCATCTGCCGTTGTACACTCTCCGGCTGTTGGTTGAACCAGTCCGCGCCCATCTCATCAACCAGATTATCAAAACCAATCACTTTAGGAATTGACGTACAAAGTCCGTTGTGATGGTCGTTCTGCACTTCGGCAGCACTATGAAATGTACCGTGTAAATTAACACAACTCATACACGTCCGTCCAGGGTCAAGGGCGCTATACCATATCCAGCCTTCTACTGCTTGCGGGTTGGTCATGTATTGCAGCCGATTTGCCTCGCGATATGACCAGGCTGTCGCCGTGCGTGTCATTCGCAGACTCTCTGATAACGGCGCTCCGAAGGCTTTACGAATCATCTTTGCCGTCTCCGTGCCATTCAACCCCTTGCGAATGCTGTCGATAATCGCCTGAGATACCAGGTCTGCGCCATAATCCGATAATCCATTAATCCTGTTATAAAGCGGCGATCCAGGTTCAAGATAAGAAATCAGTACTTCCAGCGCCCCTTTTTCTACCTTGCGGAATCCCAGACTGTTATCTTGCAACCCCACCAATCGCTCCAGGTTGGCATAACTTCTATCAATCGCCCCCTGCTGCAGGTCCCGTGAGGATGCCACAACAAGTAATTGGTAGCCACCAATGGCAGCTGCTGTCTTGCGAATAAAATCCTTATATTGCCGTGACCGCTTGATGCTGGCGGTCGTGTATTCGCCGTCCTCAATCTTGATGCCAAGCAGTTCAGCTTCGGCTTTCAGGTCAAGCCATAGATTGCCATAAGCGCGTGATAACTGATTGTATTCTGACAGCCATAGCTTAAGCAATTCTTCACGCTGTTGATCGGCTACTGTTTGGACGGTTTCAGATAGAGTTGCGATTAGACACCTCGATTCGTCTCAAAATTCCTCAATATCAAGGCACCGATATTGTCCTCGTCGGCTTGCTCTTGTTCAATCCGTTCCTGTTCTGTAGACCAGTCATAGCCGCGCTTTTGGGATGCAGTCTGCTTGCTGACAAGCCCAATCTCAACGTCCTTAGATAGTGCCTCGATTTCCTCTTTTTCGTTACTGGGGAGCGGGTCTTGCCATATCACACGGATAGGCTCCACACTTTCATCATAGTTGCCACCCATCTCAAGCATTCTGCGTGATAACTCAATAATCGCCTCACCATACAAGTCACGTTTATCATGATTCTTGGCAAGCGCATCCTGATACAGCATTTTGACACCGAAATTCGTTAGCTGTCCTAGCTCGTCTTTGATGGTTGCCACATCAATAGAGCGCATAATCGAATAAAGTTCTTTTGTCAGATAAGCCACCCATTCACGACTGCCTTCAAGCTCGGATTGCATCTCGGTGCTGCCGACTTCTGAACCGGACGGTAGCTTAAGCATCTGTTCAGGTCCCCACTCGATAGTCGCAAGCTGACCGCTCCCAAATCCTGTAGCATACCAGCGAGGGTGAGCATTTAGCCGGATAATCTTGTTGATATTTGACGCTGCATAATTAATCCTATCCTGTAACTGGATAATATCATCTGTTATATCAGGCTTGCCATATACGCCGGCTACGCTGGGTAGGTTCTGCCAATGCAATACTGGCGACCAATCATATTCCCAGATAATGGGCTCGGCAATAAGTTCATATTTATTGCCGCCTGGCTGCGTCTTATAATCCTCAATGATCCATTTGCCAGTTTCACCAATGAATATCATCTGCTTAAATTTAATAGATTTGTTGGATTCGGGGTCTTCAGTTTCATACTCATAAACATACTGATAAACCTGCTCGTAATCCGATGGATTGGTATAGATGTCCATATACATCGGGTCCATAGCTACAATTCGAGGGTAGGCAATACCCATCCTCTCGCGTGCTTCTGGTATCAATTTGGCATAGCAAATACCAGAATCCGCTCCCATCATGCCTAATCGCTTGAGTAATATCTCGCCCTTGTTAATATGCCAGGCTTCATCAAGCCATAATTGCTTTGGGTCTGTATCCTCAACACCACCCAGATCAACCTTGATGCTTTCACCAAATAGCATGGATAGAGATTGATCAACTGCCTTGCCAATCAAGTTTAAGCTAACATTATCATCGGCATGATTCGGCTTGACCTTGAGGGATTGCCGCTGATAGCCCTGCCGGTATGCGCGGCGCTCTACTATGCCGTCAACCACCTCGCGCCGTGCCTGATCTAGCATCGCATAAGCCAGCCTGCCCATGAAGAAGTCTACAATATTTGTAATAAAATTATCTGCCATAATATCATTCCTTAATCCGTAAAGGTGAGAGGATTGTCGATGATCTCCATAACGTGATTTTGGGTTAGGTATGTCATCGCCCAAACTTTAGCATCAAGCCTGTTCGGACTTGCGTCACCTGGCATCCACATACACAACTCATCCTCAAGCTGTTCAAAGTTTCCAACATGATGATCACGTCCTTTTTCAGCAATTGCACTAATCGGTTCTGCCCTGGTGGCCTTGCCACGCGACGCCCAAACCAGTCTCACTGGAACTTCACCTATTGTTTTATCCTTCATTTTAGCATTAATAACAGCTTGACGAATCACACTTTCAACCATCTCGCCGCCGTTGTTCTTTTCTGCGACAATGCAGTCCGCTTTGTACCGATGATAAGCCGTGATTGCTGCTTGCGCCCATGCCTCTGGACTCCCCTGTAAGCTATCATCAGCAAGAGTATAGTAATCATCTCCAAGCACGCCGGCTGTTATAATTCCAGCTTCATCTCCACCGCTTGTAGTTGATGGGTCAACGCCAACAACAATAGAAGTCAAGCTGTCTGGCGCTTTTATTACACGCCCTGCCTCAATAATATCACGAGTCCATAATGCACCAGGTGCCTGGTCGATGTCTTCCGCCATAATCTCTTGCCGGATTGCAAGCGCAGTCATGTCCTTTGCTATATCCTCAAGCGCCTGTTTGCTGATGTGCGGATTTTCCCAGCTCGTAAAGTGAAACACTTCCCAGCGACCACTTTTGTCCGCTTGCGCCTTCTTGAATAACTTAGCTGCATGTTGTGGATCACGCGCCTTTGACGTGCTTCTGGAATGTAGCGAAGGCGGCGTGAAGATAAATACCGCATCTCCGTTATTGTCCAGCAGCATCGGCGCCCCAACCTCAGACCACGCTGTTTCGTCCATGAGTTGATACTCGTCTAAAATCAGCACGTCCGCGTAATCTCCACGTAAAGAATCAGCGTTCCATGCGGTTTTAGCCCTAATCCGATTCTCTGTGCCTGGCACTTCAACAATATGCCTCGTCTCATTCTTGTAATAAACGTTTGCCTGTATCGGTTCTGCTAATGCGTTTGTTATCTCGAACCAAAACCGCTCAATCTGGTCTTGTGTTGGTGCTGCATACAATATCCGCCGCCCGTCCAGGAATTTCTCAATCGCCAGTATTGCCATGCCAACGGTCTTGCCGCCACGCCGTCCTGCTCTGATAATCTTTCGCTTTGCAGGACTATCAATAAACTGCGCCTGCTTTTTATGCGGTGTCGGTATCGTTACGTTTGTCGTCAGCATATCTCACCACTATCTCAACACCGCCAGACTGGTCTACTTCGCGCCTTTCCCGTGGAACAAATTCATCATCCATAACTTGCAACCACCATTTTGACATTTGCAAGTCGCTTTTTTCGATTGCCTTGATAATGTTATTTCGAGCCTTATCTGTAATCCGATTACGCTCCGCCTGCCACGCCTCATTGACAGTCGAGTATTCATCAATGTACTTTTTTGCGGTATGCCAAGAACAGCCAACCTTTTTAGCAATATCCGAAATAACGCCACCCGTATTTGGGATAGCGTCTATAAATTGCTTTGCTGTGTAACTATTAGCCATACCTAAATCCTGTACCCCTTCGTCAATTTTCGCATTCTAGGGCTTTCCAATCCTCAAGATCATAAACAATAATCATCAGGTATTTTCGTGACGCCTGCGCCTCTGCTAAGGTATGCATTACTGAAATAGCCTGCTCCGGTGCTTCACATTCGAAACGGGGCGAACCGTCTGCCATCGTCTTTAAGCGGGTCTCGCCAGCCTCAAACATCGAAATCGGGCTGGGGGTCTTTAATTCCCATCGACAGGCACACTATCACGCTATTACGA